GGGTCAAAGCTTGACGAGGGTTTTAAATAACTCCTTATGTCAGAAGCCTCAGGTAGGTATTTTTCGCGAAAACTAGTTCCGCCCGATAAATAACCTAAAAGCCCACTGGTGAGATCATCTCCCATCAGTTTTTACCTCCTTTTTCGTATTCTTCACGGGTTTGCCAGTCTTCCTTAGACCACCGCGATAAACGGTTCGACGAAGATTTTTTACCTTCGTAAGTACCGCCCATATCTTTATAATACTTCGTCGCTAACTGCATGGCACGTGCACTGTGCCCGCCAAGTTTTTTGCGGGCTTTTGCTTTTGCGCGAGCCCATTTTTCAGGATCTCGTTTTTTAGCAATTTCGGCCATTGTTCAGTACAGAACGTAACAGTGATCTACAGTCGAAGTACCACTAATTTGCGTTATAGAAATAGGAAGCAAAACATCGGTTCGAATGTGCGAAAAAGTAATCGGTTCTCGTGAATCAGCTAAGACAACCACAAGGGTTTTATCTGTGCTTTTGTTAGCTGATTCAACATAAACAGCACGGCAAGCCGCAAAGTTTATATCTGTTCCCGAAGCGTTCACTAAAAAACCACTGGTATAGGGCAGACTCGCTGTCTGTCCGTAAACGCCGCCAAATGCTCTAACGTCCATGTCAACCCAATGTTTCTATTAGTTTAGCCAAATATTCAGCCGCTTTTTCAAGATCTTGTTTTCCATTTTTATCTTCCCACCGCCACAGATACTTATAAATGCAGCACTCAAGGTAACCCTGAAACTTGTCTAAACCTACGGAAGCTAACTGAGCGTCGTAGCACTCCAAACCATTCTTTACATAGTAGTTTGGTTTAATAGCGGAATCTTCACGTGGGGGCAAACCACCAGATCGTTCCACTGTGTTGTTCCAAAAATCGTCGAAGTCTGTACGCGTCGCTTCGGTGAAGTGTTTGGCACTCATTTTTTCCAGAAAAAAAGTAGCAGATGTGAACGTGCTCAGCGCCACGTGAGACCACGATACCTCAAAAAACCAGCATGTCCTCTACACATATTAGCTTCTCTCCTTTTTCTTTTAAATTTTTAGAGTATTTTGTATCGTCGTGTTTAATCAAACCGAACTCGCTTATTGAATACCCGTTCTTACTTCGGCATACCGGTACACAGCGACGATGTTCGAAGCTCGGAGGTAAATACTCGAACGCCAAACCCATTGAACTACGGTCAGCTATAGGCCAGTTACGAATTCCGGTTTTAGCGTAGCTTTTTTCAGGATCGTAGCTGTCAGAGCGGATATAAAGCTCGGCGTCATGTTGATCAAGTATCATTCCACAATAATATGGGCTTCCTAGCTGAATAAAAAAGTCTATCTCCCAATCAACCACGAGGATTTTTGGAACAGTAAAGCCGATGTTGTGCCATACGTTAGGGGTTTCTTTTACTAAGGACCATTTTTCGTAATTACCAATGGGTATTTTTTTAGTATCTAACTCTTCGTATAAAGCAAAGCCTGGTTCGAGACCGTATCTGCTCAGCACAGGCTTCCACTTTCTGTAATAGTCAAAGTTATTTTTCCTGATAAGTACATCGTTCTCTTGATAAATATAAAAATCCGCTTTTTTATTTAAAACAGCTAGAGCTAAATCCGTCTTATGTGCCCACGTCAGATACCACCCCTCGAAACCAGGAGAAGCGACGATTATGGAAATATTAACGTTTTTGAACTGACTTAATAAAGTTTCGAGAGTTTCTACGTCATCTTGAGCTTCATAGTTAATATAAATGTTCAAGAAAACATTATGAGGATACCGCTCATACTCAGAAATAACGTTTATAAGAGGGTTGATACGCACCAAGGGATTGTGCGCAGTAATCGCAACCCATATAGTTTTTTTCATGTCAGTACTCAATGCTGAAGTTCCCTCGTCGCTGTAGATACTGAATCAGCCAGGTGTAGGCGTCAAGCAAATCGTCATGGGCTGTAGCTCCTACGTTGATCAGCTGATCGAACAAAGCGTCAAATTTTCGGTACTTATTGAACACGATTTTCTTGTTTTCTAGCAATCCTAAAGTTCCACGGAAGCGGGCGATCTTGTCCCCTCTGAACCCTTTAACTTCGTGGATATGGAGGTTACCAAGTTCTCTTTCGTTAATCAGCACTCGACGTAAATCGGCGGCAAGCGACGCTTGGTAGGCCACGGATTCAACAACTAACGTCACCGTGGAATACGTAGGTAAAAAGGTGTTGTCGTGCTGAGTGAGAATACCCCACTCCAACAGCATATCGCACAGGAGATCTATCTTCTCCAAGTTGCCGATTGAACGACACTGGTGCGCGTCAATAATGTAGTACTTATCCTTAAGTCTTCCGCCTAAGACGAACGCGGTATAGTCACTCGTCTCGTTTTTACTGGCAGATAGATCGATACCAACGGCAAGCGAATCAAACTCAGTAACTACCTCTCCCTTAACTAACAAGTCCGGAGAAACAACCAAGTCGGAGGTCATAACTGGCTGTTGCTGATACTGGAACGCAAAAGCGACCGGATCTAACTCCTTCTGCCCTAACAGATATTCAGCAGACCACTGCTCAGGCCAGTAACTAACAGGTTCGCCTACGTTGTTGTACGTAATAGCCTCTTGAGTAACTTGTTTCCATCCTTTATCAGGGACAAACATTGTCTTATGAATATCGAGCGGATGAAATCGAGTTCCTAGACATATAGAACGACCTCCTTCGAACACAATGGGAGCAATAACTGACGACCAGTTATTGTTCATTTCCTCTCGAATGGCCGGATTTTTAATGTCCGCTGAACTCTTAATAGGGTCATCAACGATAACTAAATGGGCACGTTTAGACGTGATTGAACCGCGCAGACCTGCCGCCCTAAGGGTGAACTCCTCATCGCCCACGCGGGGGATACCTGCGTAATCAAAATCGATCGACCAACCTATATCCGACTGCATACCGGATTTAAGCTGAACCCTAGGAAAGACTTTGCGGAACTCAGCGGAATCGATAATCTGACGAATAATCCTACTTTTAGGTATTGCTGTAGCGATGTTGTACGACACATAAATAATCTGAAGCGGCATTTTAGCCGTAGTGTGCTTACCGATAATCCACGCGGTAAACATGTTCAGGCACGTGGACTTAGCCGAGCCTCGCGGCGCCAAAATGTCCAGATTAGGTCCTGCAATGTCTAAAAGATACTTATTTGATTCCCCCGTTATTAAGTGCCTATGCCATTCCAGCATGTGCTGAGCGGGAGGTTTATCTAAAAGGGTACAAAACGTATGGAAATCATTAGCTGCTTTTGCATACACAGAATCTGTTGCTGATGCTGTATTTTCGGTAGCCCTGAGGGCCCTCATTTGAGCGCCCCGACGATAAGCAAAAGTCTCTCTACTAGGCATATCAATAAGTTGACAGTGTTGTTATATTAGCTGTACTTGAGTTTACTCTCGAATGGCAAAAATTCTTTGGTACGGTGATGCTTGCAGTAATACAGGGTTTGCCAGGGTAACACACAGTGTACTAGATCACTTGAGTAAAGAACATGAAGTTGTAGTTCTTGGGATTAATTATACGGGGGACCCCCACGAGTATCCCTACAAGATTTACCCAGCTACAACGCTGCACTGCGGTGATCGTTTTGGGCTCCCTCGTATTCCCGAAATCCTGCAGAAAGAACGGCCAGACGTTTTTATTTGTTTACAAGATATCTGGGTATGTAACCAAGTCTGGGAACGCTGTGAGTTTCTAAAGGATTCCCTTAAATTTAAATTTGTCTGTTACTTCCCTATTGACAGCGAGACTTATTTTGACGATATGCTTCGCAATATCCCTAAGTGGGACTTAGCTATTACGTTTACAGTTGAGTGCGCTCAACGAATCCTAAAACATAACATTTCCGCACCTCGGTTAGGGGTTCTTCCACACGGAGTAGATACCAGCAAGTTTTCTCCAAAGCCGAGGAAAGAAGCTCGCCAAGCTATAGCTCTTCCCGAAGACAAATTTATTGTTTTTAACGGTAACCGAAATCAGCCACGGAAACGCATCGACCTTACGATTGAGGTCTTTGCAAAATTTGCTGTAGATAAACCAGACACGATGCTCTATCTGCACATGGGGGCGAAAGATATGGGCTGGGATGTTATACCCCTGTTCAACAGAAAAATGGAAAAATACGGACTTGACCCCGCGAAACGCTTGGCGATTACCTCTATCGAAATGAACTATTTAGACGCTCCTTCAGATGAGCTACTTAATAACATTTATAACGCTTGCGATGTTGGTATTAACACTGCCGACGGGGAAGGTTGGGGATTAGTTTCTTTTGAACACGCTAGCTGCAGAAAGCCTCAGGTTGTCCCGAGCCATACAGCGTGTGCTGACATCTGGGATGAAGCGGGTATGTTGACCGATATTGCTACTTGGGTAATCGACAAAGACCTCGGTGTGGAACGAGGATTGATCGATATCGACTCCGCTGTTAAGAATCTAAACGAACTTTATTACGACAAAAGCGTGTACGACGAGGTAGCAGCAGCGTGTTTCGCCGTGACTCAAAGGCCCGAATATCGTTGGGAAAGCGTATCAGCTGGTTTCTCCCACGCAGTAGCAGATCTTCTTAACTGATTAAACCAATGCAAGTTTCTACACGTTTCTTTCACAAAAACAACTATTCAGTTGTTCCCGTAAACACTCCTCAAAAAGGAGTTCCTGATGTCTACAAACAAGCCCAAGCTTTGGGAGGGACTTTTACACGAATAACGAAAGGACTCCCTCTTAGTGCTGTCGCTAACTTCAGCCCCTCTATTCTTAAGCACCACGACAAAACGTACATCGCGTGGCGATCACAGCCCGAGCCATTCGTCTTCCGGCACGATAGTCACTACAATTACGAGAATAATGCGGCTAATGAGATTTACTTAGGTTTACTCCACGACGATGAAACTATCGTCGGGGCTAAGCGAATTCGACCTAACCCACACCGACTTAGTTACGAAGACCCTCGTTTGTTTATCGGACCGGACGACGAACTCTACATTCAGTTTGTAGCTTCTTCGTACGCTAGTAAGTACAACAAAGGAGGTAAAAAACTCTTCGACAACCCTAAGGTTATCGTTTGCCACATCAACGAAATGGGGGAGGCGGTAAGCGCCGCGATACCTCCCATAGGCAAAAATCTGGAGAAAGGAATCCCTGAAAAGAACTGGTGTTTCTTTTCTCACGAGGATGAACTCTGCTGTCTCTATTCCACACGGCCTCTTGTTATAGAAAGAGAAACCTCTCCTGCTATAACCATAGATACGACTGTGCTAGATACAGTCACATACGGGGCTCCTACATTTAACTCTTTGCCCCCGATTGAGCTTATTTACGGGAATCTAATCTTTTACCATTGGAAACACATGGCCTTTACCGATGGAGGTAAACAATACCTTATCTACCATCTCGGGGCTTACTTAGTTGATAAAACATTTAGTAAGATCACTCACGCAATTAAGCGCCCCTTGTTTACCGGGTCTTTAAATGACCGCTTGATAACGTGGACAGACTGCGTGGGAAACCCGGTATCCCATCAACCAGCTGTTATCCTGCCGTTCGGGGCTTACCTCGAAGGAGTAGACCTCGTTATGTCTTTAGGAGTAAACGACGCTTTCATCGGTATCATGCGTTGCCCGATGGAAAGCATCTCGCGCTTGCTAGAACCTGTTTAAATCAGGATTTCTCTTCGCGCTCAAGGGTAGACCAAACGAGAAGAGCGGAGTCGTCTAATAACGCCTGGATTGAAGGCTGGCCGTCAAACGTTTGCATTAGCTCTCGAATACAACGGTCAGCCCCTGCCAGTAGTAAACCACGGCGGTCCAAACCATCTGAAATAGCCCTAACTGCCTGGATGTGCGAACGTAACTCTTTTTGAAGAGCCGATATTTTAGTCGCCGCCGTGGCATAGTCCAACATACCAGTCACAGTCATATTTCTGACATTATCAATATCTTGCTTGATGCCGTCAATCTCTATTAGAAGGATCTTACGTAAATCTTCTTTCGGGTACTTTTCCTGCACCCAGGCAGTTAAATCAGAAATACTGCCCGTATACCCTGGTTTTAAAAAACGGGCATATAGGTACGCTTCGATATCACTCGTAGCGTTTTTAGCGTAAAAAACAAACGAGTCTTTTTGAGATTTATCGAGACTATTCAACCAGGAAGCTACCGTGGTCGAATCTCCAATCTGAGCCTTAATCATCCGAAGTATTGCTGTGCTGCAAACGCTGCGCCTCGACGACTACGTTCCTTAGCTAAGTCAATATCTGCCTGCCCACGCATCCGCTCAAGATCAAATAATGTGCTTGCCCGTTGCTGGGCAATGTTAGCCCGCGAACGTTCGTTTAAGAGTTTAGATTCAACGTTAGCGCTGAATAAACCTTTGGCAATATCGCCCCCGGTTTTTTGAGCCTCTAAGTACGAACCTGCAATCGCGGTAGCTCCAGGCTGCATTAAGGCAAGCTGACCCTCAAGACCTTTAGCAGTTAAATCTTGAGCACCTTTTGCGTAAAGCTCAGCAATATTCTTAGTTGCTTCGGCTCCTAAGAGCCCCATAGACATTTCAGCTAAACGCTCTTTTTCCTGAAGACCAATTTGAGTACTGCCGAGGAGAGATGCTAACCCTGCTCCAATACCTGCAGCAGTCTGTCCTCGACTTAGGGCTTCATTAAATTGTTGAATACCTTGTTCGCCTAAATTTTTTGCTGCGATAGACGTGGCGCCATAAAAAGGTCCACGGGATTGAGCAGCCGCTCCGGCAGCGTCCGTCAGGATTGTATTTTTACCTAGTAATTCTTGTGTAGCAAGAGCAACATAGTCCTGGGCAGGATTATACGCACTAGCAGCCGCCGCCCCGGAACTAGATCCTCCGCCCCCAAAAACTTGCTTGCCTAACCCAATAGCGCTAGATCCAAGGCTAACAATTCCAGCTAAAGTTGCGGGATCCATCAGGCTTTACCGGGGGTGTAACTGCCGTATGGCTGCATCGCGTTTGCGTAAGCTTGATTAAGAACTTGAGCTAAACCCTGGTTGGGGACAAGCGAGGCAGCAACGGTGGATTGGAAAGCCATAGCTCTCCGAGAGTTCGCTTCAATCAAAGCTCGACGAGTAGCCTCGATCTGTTCGATACGCTTCAATTCTAATTGACGCGCTGTATTTTCTCTCGTCTTCTCCATCGATAAAAGATTATCGATTAGAGCACGGCGAATATAATTCTCGGTACCTACACGATACCGCTCTGCCACACGCTCGGGATCGAGTTCGCGATCTAACCGAGCTTCAAAACGAGCTAACGCGTCGTCAGGAGTTTGTTTAGTTGGAGGCTGGCCCGGAATACCGCTAGGGGTTTCAGTCTCAGCCCTGGTCGGATCCGGCGACGCAGGGGGAATGTTTCCCGGAGGAGGAAGTGTAGGAGCGGGCGGAATAGTATCCGGACGCTCGCTCTGACGTTGAGCAGCTAAACGCTGTTGTAATAAACGAAAGTTTGCCCGCTCCGTGGGATCACTAGAAACCCGATCAGGAGACAGAGTTAAGATAGTGTCAACTGTTTGAGGTGTAAACCGCGAACCTACGTAATACTTAGTTCCTAAAGCTCCTGCGTCCACGGGGGTTCCAATCCCCATTTTCTCTGCAGGAGAGGGGGGTTTAGGTTGGGACTGCCCAAAACGCCGTGCGGCAGCAGACGCAACACCTAAAGGTGCAGTAACAGGATTACTAAGAAGTGCTGCGTCAACCCAAGAAGGTAACGAAGGGATTTGATTAGGCATGGTTTCCTCCTTAGATAGCTTTAGCGTGTTCTGCTAAAGCTTGGTTGTTTTCGTAGCGTTCGCGAGCAACAACGTCTTTGATCGTCTGACTCAGAAGATCAGATGCTGTTTGATATCCTGATTGTACTCGCTGGCGTTGAACATCTCCTAAAGATTGCTCGCGTTGTTTGAGCACATCAGCTTGACCAGCAATTCGTGCTCGCTCAACTTCAGCTTGCCTCAGCATTTCGCCAAGAGCCAGCTCAATTTGTCCACGGGCAGAAATTTCTGCTTCTTTTTGACGAATTGAGCGCTCGGTTGCTGCTTCTAGCTCTTGTTCTTTAAGAGCAGACCCACCCGCAATCATGTCCGAAGCACTTAGCGGAGGTAAATACCCCTCCTGCCCAGGCATTGCCCCACGAAGTTGATTTAATAGCTGACGATTAAAGTTTTCTTTTGCAACATATTGTTGAACAGCAAGCTGTTCCCCAGTTGTCGTTAAGAAACCTTTACCTGCGGGCTCAGAAGACGCCGCTTGGAGAGGAGCGTTACCGAAAAGCCGTCCGCCAATCGCTTCAGCCGCGACACCAGTACCGAGACTACCTAAAAACCCGCCTAAACCAGTTGCAAGTCGCCCTGTTCCACCAGCCAGGCGAGATAAGAGGCTAGGGGCAGCTGCAGCGTCCTGAATAGCACCCGACTTAGCGAGCTGAGTAGCAGCGGACAGAACATCGGCGCTCGGTGCCCCTGTTCGACTGAGCGCTTGAATGATGTCTTGTAAATTGGAGAGGGTAACTCCGCCAGCACCAGGAACTGAAGCCATTAGTAACCCGCCGGATTATCGAAAGAAGTGCCTGATGGAGGCTTCTTACCGTAGTTTACATTATTTTGATTTAAATCTGCAGTAATACCACGAGCTTTTTGCTCAGGCGAAGGCATCACGGCAGTTTGCGGAAAATTAGAAGCTATATAGAGCTTAAGAAATAAATTAGGCTCTAATTCAGGAGCTTCTTTTTTAACATCTTGTTCCCTTAGTTGGGCTTCTCGGGTGTTCATATTAACCAAGCTCCTGATATGCCACAGAAGGAGGAATAGTGCTAGAGCTTGGGGCGTTTAATACAGAATATTGACCGCCGTAATTCGGCAAATCGTATTCAAGAGGCCGTTGTTGGCTCAAATAATCTCCCATCTCGTTACCTTGATTATGAAGATTATCCAAATAGTTCATGAACATCTCCATAACCATAGGGTTATTTAAGATGAGCATGATGCACTCTTCTACATCTTGATTATCTGCGTCACTAACAACACCAGCTTGGAGCCTGCGTCCTAACTGAACCCGAGCTTCGGGTTGGTTATTACTGGGATAGCCGTTAAGACTACGCGTAGGGCTGGTGTTTAATCCCTCCATCTCATGTCCAGGCATGGGAGGAGCAGCCCGATAAAAGTTCTTCAGGACACTAGCGGTCATCGGAGCGGCAATAGCCCGCTCAGCCGGAGTAACAGGGACTGGAATCCCCAAAATACGTGCCGCTAGTTCGTAATCCTGAGGAGAAAACACCGGAACACACCGCTACTTGTACCTCTAGTTTAGGTGCAATCTCAAGAATATCGCCAGGCTGTAGCTCTAAACTTAAACAAATCCGCTCTAGGACATCAGGAGAGGGAATATACCCCTCATCGCTATATATCCTACGAGTAGTTGTAGGAGAAAGATCGGCTATCTTACTCAACCTAAACGAAGAAACCCCACGGGTGTCTAATAACTCCCGAAGCCTGTTGACTAAACGGCCATGACGAGGGTGGGAGGAATAAAAAGGCATAACAACGTCAACATACTGCCCCAGTATCACAGATCATAATCTGTTATTAAGAAAGATTCATCTAGCCCCGCTTCCCTAATCAACGAGTTACACCCCGCAGCGCTGAACCGGTACCATTCGTGACGCGGAACATTGTGTCGGTCAGCTACGGTATCTATGTTGCAAATAGCGGGCCTAGACTCATAAACAGAACATTTACCATCTACAAGCATCTCACAAGTCCCTGTTTCATCTGGACTATACGGAAACTCTTCTATCAACTGTCTATATACCGGAGATAGATCAGACACCGGACTGTCTAGTACCCTTGCTATGTTGCGGCAACATAACGAACACTCGGTACAAGGAAACCCGCTCATTTAAAAACCTAAGTTTTTACTACGAACAAAATTAAGATCATACGCTGTATAATCAATAGGGTAAGAAGGATCGTTAAAGGGCGTCTCATACACCTCCCCCTCAACGTGTGATTGCCACGCTGGATTCCACTTTGCGTGAAGATATAACTTATTCAGCTCATGCCCTCGATGAATCGCGGCAGCTAACTCGGGTTCGCTCCGCCAAGTTTGAGAGCCGTCAGCATAATCCCCAGAAGTCTCCCCATGGAAATACGGAACACCGACACTCATACACCGTTTTAACTCCCTGTGTTTAAAGCGCATCCCATAGTCCATGTCCTCACAGTAAGCGGGGTACAGATTCTCATCAAATAACCCGAATTTCTGCACAACCCAGTCCTTTAAAAGGAAGAAATCCCAACTTCCGTTGTCCCCGTGGACGATACCCGTTTCCGCATCCTGTGCGTGCTCCACAGCTTTCTTTAAAAAGCCAGGGGTGAACATCAGATCGTGGTTAACAATCATCCAATAAGGGGAGTTCATAAAGGACTTGATAATCAAGTTCCATGCGCCCGAACACCCAATATTGGACGGCATATGCGTTACAACCACACGCTCCACGTACTTGTGTGGTACTTTTGTAAGTATATCAAGCTCCTCCGTGATCTGGTTGCGCCCGTTGTTATTAAAGACAACAAAGGTCTCAACAGGGTAATCGATACTGTAAAACAAACGGTACACCCAATGGGGCGCGTTAACTACGGCTGTACCGATTACGGGTATAGTCATTTCCGCCTGTGGCTGTTACCATGCTAGCAGTGTTGAACAGTTTTGGTGGCTACTTACTTCTGGGGTCCCGAGAAGCGACTCATCGTTCCCACACCGGACCTCGCATTTTTGATGCACGACGACGAATCTGGTCGTTGTCAAATGCACCAAGTTGGCGTACCTGAACTCCCTATTATTAACTGGGCAGCTCAAACTTACGGCGACAAAACCAAAAGCTTTATCGACTGTGGCGCACACATGGGCGCCTACTCAGTATTACTTGCAGACCATTTTAATCACGTCCACGCTTTCGAAGCACAGCGCCGTACTTACCTTCAACTGTGCGGAAACATATTCATCAACGAAAAAGAAAACGTAACTACTTATCACAAAGCTGTCACCGATCCAGTTAAAGCAAACCAACGAACAGATCTAACAATCGTCTCAGAAGACGGTGGCGGATCCACGGTTCGCGTCCCTCAACCCGGCCAAAAAATCCTCGCAACCGAACGAACAGAAACGGTCACCATTGATCACTACCATCTGACCGATGTCGGATTGATCAAACTCGATATTGAAGGGAACGAACTTAACGCACTTAAGGGTGCGAAGTACACCTTAATGCGCTCGAACTTCCCTCCAATTATCTTCGAAGCGAACAACGACGAGTGGTACGCAAAAGAAAAAGCTGAGCTATTCGAACATCTAACAAGTATGCGATATCAAATCGCGGAGATCCGGCCCTTCGACAATATGTATATAGCTGTATTCAACGAACCCAAGAGTTACGCCGCGCAATAGTATCCGGGCAACCGATACGCACCCCTTGACGGTGCTGCATAGTTTGGACATAGGACGCCGCCTCGTGGAGAGAATCCGGTGTTCCTGTGTCCAACCACGCGTATCCCTCCTCTAGAAGCTCGACATATAGCTCACCTTCCTCCTTATACATATTATTTAAATCGGTTATCTCGTATTCGCCTCGTTCCGACTTATTTAACTTCTTAGCTTTTTCACACACTGTATTGTCATAAAAATACAGCCCGGTCACCGCGTAATCGCTCGGCGGAAAACTGGGCTTCTCAACGATTTGCTTAACACGATTTTCACTATCAAAATCCAGCACACCATATCGCTTGGGATCTTTAACTTTATAGCCATATACCGTAGCGCCCCGCTGACGCTCCTTGGCTCGTGCGAACGACGAACTTAAGTCACCGTGGAACAGGTTATCCCCTAAAACCAGAGCACACGGGCGCTCATCAATAAACTCCTCAGCAAGAGTGAACGCCTGTGCAATACCCTCGGGCTCAGGTTGCGAGATATACGAGATGTATATACCCCACGCAGATCCGTCGCCTAGCAGTTTTTCGAATAAATGACGGTTATCGGGAGTGGTGATAATCGCAATGTTATAAACCCCCGCACTCATCAATGTGCTCAGCGGGTAATAAATCATCGGCTTGTCATAAACAGGTAGTAACTGTTTCGACACAACCTGAGTAAGGGGGCGTAAACGAGTCCCGTTGCCCCCGGCCAAAATAATGCCGCAGTGATTATTCGTCATAACCGTACGAATTTAAGTACCAATGAATTGTTCGAGCAAGCCCCGCTTTGTAGTCGTAGCGAGGAGCCCACCCCAGCTCAGTTTCTATCTTGGACGGATCAATCGAATAACGGAAATCATGCCCAGGTCGATCGCCAATAAAACGAATACCCTTAGATTTCTGCTTTAACGCGGGGCTGATCGTGTCGAAGATATCGAAGATATCAAAGGTTAAATCGACATTGGACTTCTCGCATCGAGCACCAACACAATAAGATTCGCCAACTTTACCTTTCTCCACGCACGTCAGGATCGCGTCAACGTGGTCTTGCACGTACAACCAATCACGAATATTGGCGCCCGTACCGTACAGCTCAACAATTCCGGTATTCAAAACAGCTCGGATTATTGTTGGGATAAGCTTCTCGTCTGACTGCCACGGTCCATAGTTATTGCTGCAGTTGCTAATTGTCACGGGCAGACCATAGGTATGGTGCCAAGCTCTGACCAAGTGGTCACTTGCGGCCTTAGACGCCGAATACGGTGAGTTAGGTGCGTAAGGTGAAACTTCAGAAAAAGAACCCTTGCGTCCCAGACTCCCAAACACCTCATCCGTGGAGACATGGTGAAAGCGAAAAGACTCTTTTTTGGAACCCTCCAGAGTTTCGTAAATAGAACGCGCTGCTTCGAGAATAGAAAATGTGCCCTTAACGTTGCTATCAATAAACTCCAAGGGCCCTGAAATAGACCGATCAACGTGGCTTTCGGCAGCGAGATGAATAATAATGTCGGGCTGGAAGAATTTACATTCGTCTACCACGCTGTCTGTGAAATACAGATCAAGTGGGACTAAATCACAGAGATTCTCAGAAATAGCCTTGACGTTACTACCTATACCTAACTTATCTAATACCAACACATGTGCGCTAGTGTGCTGCGCAAGGGTGCGAACAAGGCACGAACCAATAAAACCCGCGCCACCAGTTACGACAATGCGCTTGTTATCAAAATGGGAATAATTCATCCGAAACACCAAGAAATGCAGATTTGTAAAAAACGTGAAGAAGGTTGCGTTCCCACACGTCAGACTCTAGGCCGAAATCACTACGTGACAAGGTATTATCTAAAACACTATATAAAGGTCTAGTAGCCGCCGAAGGAACCTCTTTAGTGCTGACAGGGACTATCTCACTCAAACTATCTGCAATACCTTTCTCAGCGATCTTTTCCTTGATAACAGAAGCAAACTCAAAACGGCTCATTTCTGGAGTCTCGGCGTAGTGGTGCGTGCCTGTGATGTCGTTCAAAACCACACGCCAGCAAATCTCAGCTAAAGCCCGCGCAGAAGTAAACCTTGTGATCTGATCGTCAACAACGTTAAAAGGCTTATTGAGCATAAGCTTCTCAAAAACGCTTAAAAAGAAATTAGATCGCCTGTGGCTGTACAAACCGCTAGTGCGTAGAATACAATACAGATCACTATCTAAGATATCCGTTATAGACTTTTCGCCTTCTAGTTTTGAATACCCGTAGTGATTAACCGGATTTGGAGTGTCACTAATTTTGTATGGACTAGAAGCGGCTCCGTCAAAAATATAATCCGTTGAAATATGTAAAAGTTTCGAGTTTGTAAGCTGGGTCCCCCACGCGAGACAGGCTGG